GAATCCAATAACCATTTGCATCAAAGTTACCGAAGTCTGTTGGCTCGTGCGCTGTGCCATCGACAAAGTGGACTTCTGCTAGGTATCCATCTAAATAGTGACTTGTATAAGGTTGTCCTGATCCAACAGAATGACCAACAGTATTATTTACTGCTGTATTAAGATTTAAGGCAGGAGTTAAGCCAAATGTTAAAGATTGTTGAACACCATCTACCCATATTTTTACACGATCTGAACCTGTTGATTGAGTAGTATCTACGGCTAATAACACGTGATGCCAATAAGAAGTATCCTTGAAAGCATTATTAGGTGTATAAATACCGTTACCCCAAAATTGAACTCTTAAACCATCATTTACTATGTAAAATTCTACAAGCCCTTCAGCAGTGTTAGCACTATATGCAGTAAATAATCCTTGACCCGGAGTTGCTCCACTAGCTGATAAATTCCCACGCTTAACCCAACCAGACCATGTCCAAGTCTACGATTACCCGCAGATGCCGGTGTGCGACTCAAGTATGCACTGTCGTTATCGTTGAAGATCAGCGAATTAGTAATGTCGGTGGTATCAGCAGGCTTCTTAATTACATCGCCAACCTGTAACCCTGCGCCATTACCTGTGTAAAGGAATGTTTCAAAGTAGTCCCGTGGCTCTTCTGCGGCGTTTGGATCTACACCGGGATCAGGGAGGTTAGCTGTGCTTAATGAATTATATGGCATATCCTGTTCCTACTCCGGGGGCTCGTAGACGAATGGTTGTTGGCCGAAGTTAACCCTTCCCGCACCATTTGATGAACCTGAAGAATTTCCTATTAAAAACGCAACGTCATCGTCGCCAGTATCTATTGTTGCTGATCCGACAGATGTACCATTTTTGTAAAACTCAATAGTGCTTGCATCCATATCTAATGCTATACCAATTACATCGTTTGTCGTGTAGGTTCCCGATACTGTGTTAGATGAAGTTGACCAACTACCAACAGAGGTTAAGTTACCTTGTGACGTATAAACAATACATTTTGCATTTGCTTCTTGGCTTGAAGTCCACCCTTTTGAATATGGTGCGCCAATGCCAACAACAAAATAGCCTGCGATAGTTGTTGGAACCATCTCGCAGTACCACTTACCAGAATTAACTGCAAAGGTAGAAACTCTAGCACCGTTTACAGGAGCGATAGTTGTTTCCAGATTACCATTAGATGTGGTAGATGATCCGCCAGTTATTGGGTTTAGCGTAGCGAAGTTATTAGTCGGGCTATCCAACACCGTATCGCTATGGTCTAGGTTGACTGGTTGCCAATCGTTGTCATTACCAGACTGATCTAGCCAGAAGGCCGCTTCTCGTGTGTCTGCAAAGGCCATATAAATGTATGTTGCGGTATTAGTGTTAATACCTGCGTTAGTTCCATTAACAGTAAATCCAGTATCGGTAAACTCGATTGCGTACGTCGAACTATTAACTTCAGCCGCAGTGAGGTCTGGGAATAGTCCTAAAGTTACGTCATTTACAACATCTCTGGTGTTATCAAACATATACCAAGAAGCTGTTGCGTTCTTTTTAATAATAACTAATCCGGGTTTAAATCCAGTCGTTACTGTATTACCAGTAGCACCTGTCCCTGTGTAAGTCCCAAACTTAGAGTAGCCTTCGACACTGTGGAAGCAGTAGGCGATTGCGTCTGCACCACTTACATTAGCTACGGTAGATGAAGCAGAAAAGTTAAAAGTATCTGAGTCTGCACTAAATGACGTAGTGTCTGCTTTGGCCGCTGTTGTGTTTAAAAATAAATAGTCAAATGACCCGTCTATAATGTCTGTGTATACAACCCAATTAGTAGTGGCATCTCTGCGCTTTATAATTGTTACTTCAGGCGCACTATCAAGCCCGTGACCAATTTCTACTGCACTGCCAGTACCAGTATAACTCACAATACTAAACCCATAATCTGGGTTAGCCCGTACTGTGGAGGTTATCGTGCCATCAGTATTGGATACGTTGGAGTCTCCTGCTTTCCAACACCATGCAACGTAGTCGTTGTTAGTTTGATTTACTCTGGTAGAAGAAGCAAAGCTAACGGTAAAACCATCTGAATCAAAGCTATTCATATGGGTACCAGATGCTTCTGCATCAGTAGTGTTTGACTCTAGAAACTCGCCTGCTCCACGAATAGAATCATATAACATATGGTCGTAGGCACTGGTACGATTTTTAATCCACACTAAATCTGGCGTAAAACCTGTCCCAGTAATAGAGCGATTTTCAGTGCCATCACCTCGATACAGAACAGTATTGAACGCCTCAACCTCTGTATCGTCTTGGAAGTTTAAATAGAACCCATTCGTACCGTAGGTGACCTCTGGAGTCTTAGCCACCCACACACCGTTCTTAAACTCACCGAACGCATCAGCATCGTAGGCTGTACCGTCTATGCCGTGAACCTCAGCCATATAGCAGTCACTATATACAGATTTGTTTACTTCAACCCCGATTCGTTGTTCGACACCATTTTTAAAAAAATCTACAAAGCTGTAGTTTTGCGTTGGATTAGTTTGAGATGAGAATGTTTCTCGTTCTCCATTAACCCAAATTTTAATTCTATCTGAAGCAGTTGCTAAAGTTGTATCGACAGCAACGACAATGTGATACCACGCAGAAGTATCACGGAACAATCTATTTGTTCTAGCCCAACCAACATTTCCATCATCTATTGAGAAAATTAAAGAGTCGTCATTATGGAAAGAAAGTCCTGCAACATCTCCAGAGTTGACCGCACTAATTAGACCCGCATAGCTTGTTAATCCCAAGTTTCCACGTTTTACCCACAGGGAATAGGTGAGTTTATTAGCGTTATCTTGATCTGCTGTAGGAGTCCAACTCAGGTACGCACTATCGTCATCGTTAAACCGCAATGATCCGTTAAGTGTCTTTGGGTAGAATCCTCGTGAAGAGGATTGCATAGCGTGACCTTGAATGATCGCCATAAGTTATGAACCTTCAGTAAGAGCCGGTGTCGCTGACAGGTAGACGTTTGTTCCATCTGGGCAGTAGTAGGACATAAGGTACGTTCCTGCGACATTGATGGTTGTGAGATCAGCATCAGACAAGAATACGTCAGCCGCTACGGTTACAACCTGTGGCGTTGTATTCACAAGCAAGATCATGCCTGTCTGCCCTGCTGTCTCATTGGTAAACGCTATATCAATCGCACCTGTGGGTGTGCAAGTGAAGTAGTTACTTGCGTTGAGATCAAAGCTACCGTCATTGTCGGCAGTTACGGTGCCACGCTGTGAAGCAGTGAAGCTCTGCGCTACATCTGTTTTCGCTGTGTCTGCGTCGTAGGCTTGGACTGTGGAGCCGATGTCGGAAGTAGCGACGTAAGTACCGAGATCACTAATTTGCGACTCGGTGATAGAGAGTGCGGCTTGGTGGTCGGTAACATCAGCCTCTGTTACGGTGTACCCTGTAATGTAACTCTGAAGGTCACTAATCTGGGATTCCGTAATGGATAACGCGGCTTGATGTTGAGTTACAGAAGACGCCGTAATATTTTCATCCGGTACGTCTGCCCATGTTACTGCCGCTGTAAGGTCGTTTGTTTCCGTAAAACTCGTGAGGTAACTCTGGAGATCACTGATTTGAGATTCGGTAATTGTTGCGTTGGCATCGACGTAGGTTTGCACATCAGTCATTGCAACCTGCTTCATTGTTCCTGCATCATTCACAACTACCCGGTCAGCACCCACAAGAGTTGTCGCAGTAGCCGTAGTGTCCCCGTCGATAACGTTAACTTCAGTAGCTGTTGTGGTAACGTCCGTGAGGTCTGTTGTAGCAATAGAAATGTTACTTGTGCCATCGAACGAATTACCGGCGATAGTGCGGGCTGTGGCTAGGGCAGTCGCTGTATCGGCGTTACCTGTAACGTCCCCAGTTACATTTCCGGCAACGTTACCCGTCAAAGGGCCTACAAAACTTGCGGCGGTAATTGTTGTCGTCGAGTCAATCTTATCTCCGGTAACAGCATCATCAGCAAGACCGGTCGTCTGAATCTGCGGACCTTCCCCGGTAGTCCCATCATGAGAGTGGCCCGTCGATGCATTAAAGGCCGCCTGAACCGCATCAAACTCTCCATCGAGGTCCGACGCATTGATGACGTTACCATCCGCAATATTATTAGAAGTATCGTTACGAACGTATCCAGTTCCCATTATTACCTCCGACCGTACTGGCCGTATTGTAAGAGCATTGAGTCAAGTGAATACGGGGGATCATCCGAAACACTCGTGAAATTAAAAGCAACCACGTTGCCTGACCCTGTCAGTTGGGTGTCAAAAATGTACTGAAGTCTGCCGCCAAAAGAGCCGCCGCCATACTCAGCCTGACCATAGAAAGCAACCTGTGCCGCTACGTTTGAGAACTCAACCTCGTCAGGTTGCACGACATCTGCTTCCCCAAAGTCAAACTCAGTAGACATTACCGCAGTAAAACCGCCTTGAGGATCAAGAAAGAGTTTTGCTTTGTACAGACTCTTTCTCGTCGTTGGATCAGTGATAGAAAGAGCTGGGGTCTTAAAACTCGCAGGTATTTCAACACCGTCAAAACTATTGCCCGACTCCATTTGGTAGACGTAGCCGTCGTCATTCGCAAATAGGACGTACTCGGTGTTATCGTTCAAGCTACTCGATGCGACGTAAGCGTTGATACCGCGGATTTCTGCCCACGCCATACCTTCCCCGCCTTGTTCCGCAAACTGAGTCCCGAGAATTCCTCGAGCCGCTCGATCCGTATAACTTTCATTGTAACCGAGCAACCGGTATTGGGACTTACCCCGAATAACAACACTTGAGAACGTGCTAGAGGCTCGGACAAACGCAGACATTGTCGGCTGTATTAGCTTCGATACAACCGCGAGTCCAAAGTCGTTGTTCCTGTCTGTTGCACTGAGAAGACGTAAACCATCAGGGCCCAAGAACATAATATCACCGCCAACTTCTTGAGCAGTGTCAGGACGTACTGCGCCAATATCTCGAGTGACAGGCACGACGTTAAAATCTGCAATCGTTGACCCGGATATTTGGTGGATAGAACCTTCCGTAAAAATAAAGAGGTTTTCGCGGAAGGAGATCATATCTGTGATCGCTCTATCAAACTCTATTGTACCGGCACCAGAGGCTGGTGTAAAGTCTGTGTCGCTAAAAGGTGCTGAAAATGTTAAGGTTGTTGCTTTTGCAAAGAACAAATGGTTCTTGTGCTCAATAACATCTGTCGCACCGTCAATATCTCCGGTTCCCGTTGTGATCTGTGCAAAGGTTGTTCCATCAAACTTATATGGAAGGTCATTGCCATCCGTGATAATCAGTACGTCATTAGACCCGAAGTGGTGTTTTGCGAAACGAGTACGGGCTGATCCACTAATATTTATACCGGATGAACTGTAAGTTGCGTTGTCGGTAAGTTGTGTCCAACCCGAGCCACCAGATTGATAGACGTGAGTTCCGCGAGTAGCAATGGCTGATTGCTCAAACTCGACAACTCCGCGAATTGCACCGCTACCTGCTAACTGAGCGTCATCCCATTTTGAGTAGCCCTCGATACGGCGATAGCCACCCTCTACCGATGGCTCGAAATTCCGGAGAGTTACCGCAGATCCCGGGAACTGAAGCCCCTGTTGTATAGGTGCCATATTTGTAATTAGGCCACCTTTAAACTCGAGCGGGAATGTTTGCCATCTATCCATTTAGAAAGACCTAAAGTAGGCGTTCTCGTTGATGAGGAGGGTACGCATATTCTTGATACCATTCTCAAACTTATTCTGGGCCATGCCCGCGAGTTCAATGTTATCGCGGAACATGTATGCGTAGTACATCATGCCGTCAACAACAACATGCCGGAATCTTTCGGGTACTGTCGGTACATCATCGTATGACTCAAGATCTACCGGCTCCATATAAAACTCGTACTCAATCTCGTACGCTTTATCTGGCATCGGAACAATCGCGAAGTTCTCGTCCGGAGTCCGCGCTACATTTCGGGGTACGCCCCCCACGGCTGTATTTGTCTCATACTCTTGATCGATGTACTTATCTAGGTACTCGATGTAAGTCATTTGTACAAGACGACGACCCTCGCCTACATTGAGGTTAGTATTTCTCTTGACGCGGAAAGAACTAAAGTCAACGTACTTCGTATTGTCGGGAACAGCATACCGGGACACCCCAGCAGTTAAGGTAATCTCTTCCTTATTGTGGTTGTACGGCCAAAAGAAGTGCGCTTGGTTGATGTGACGTATAGAAGAGTTTACCGCTTCTTTTAATGTTGCGTAGAATCCCTTCGCTGTATCAAAGTTGCTCGATGTTAATTGTGTCTCGTTGAGGCGTAGCGCACCATCATTCACGAGTCCGAGGAAATTATAGGCCATTATGAACGCTCCCGTACACGTAAGTTGACTTCACGGGCTGTCGTGATCTTTGCGTTGGTTTTATCCGAGACACTCGTGCGGATTTGGCACTGGAGTGTGTAA